CACTGCGTGGGCCGGTGATCGACGGCACGACGATCCAGAGCCGTCATCGCGCGCGGGAAGCCGACTGATGCGCTGGAAGCGCCTTCCAAGCTTCGGTCCCGCGTCGCGCGCCGCGCAGGAAGCGCCCGCGACCCCGGAGACGGTCGCCGAGGCGCTTGAGATGCGCGCTCGACGGCGGCAGCGTCGCACCGAGGATCCCGAGGAGCTCTTCGCGCTGCACTGCAGGATGTTCCGGCTGCCGGACCCGGAGCGGCAGTTCCGGTTCGCGCAGGAGCTCACGCGCCGGTCGCCCACGACGGGCAAGCTGACGCCGCGCCAGTGGCGATTCGATTTCGCGTGGCCGCAGTACCTCGTGGCCGTCGAGATAGAGGGCCTCGTCATGGTGCGCATCACGGATCCGGCTACGGTGCGCAAGCTCGGTACGCGCTACGTGGTGCTCGGCGGGCATGCGAGCCCGGCCGGCATTCGGCGCGACATGCAGAAGTACAACGCGGCCGCGCTTCTCGGCTGGTATGTTTTGCGCTTCGATCAGGATGACGTCGCTTCGAAGCGCGCGGTGGAAATGACGCTGCGAGTACTGGCGGCTCGCGGCTGGCACCCCCCCTACGCTCACACGGAGAGCAGTCCATGCGAACCCTGTTCCTGACGGTGATGTTTGCGATGTTTTCGCTCGCGGCATGTGCGAGCGCGACGGCTCAGCAGCTTACGTTCACTGCGGCCCTCACGAGCGGCGACGGCCGCGTGACACCTGTGCTCACATGGGACGCGCCGGGTGCGAGCGAATGTACGGCCTCGGGTGGCTGGAGTGGCACGAAGGCGGCGAGCGGCACCGAGACGCTCCCGGTGATCGTCACGAGCCAGACATACCGGCTCACGTGCGTATGGCGCGGCAGGACGCACGTCCATCTCACATGGACGCCGCCGACGGAGAACACGGACGGCTCGCCGCTGACCGATCTCGCCGGCTACCGGATCCTCTACGGCCGCGATCAGGAGACGCTCACCGAGGTGCGCGAACTCAACGATCCGACCGCACGTGAGTACACGGTCGACAGTCTGGAGCCCGGCCGCTGGTACTTCTCGGTCGAGTCGGTCAATTCCGCCGGCCGCCGTTCCGATCCGTCGAACGTCGTATGGGCCGACACCACGGCCGACGTCACTCGCGAGGAGTCGATCGCCATCACCGTCAATCCGGTGCCGGTCGCTATCACGGACCTGCGCGTTATCGAGTAGGAGGAGGTAGCAGCCGTGAGTACGGAGCGCGTGATTGCGGCCGCTCGAGCGCTCGTGCGCGTGTTCGCGTGGCTGCGCGATCTGCATGCGCGGTGGTACCAGAATCAGCTCCGGTGGGATCGCCGCGTGGTGGAGGAGGACGCGCGCCGACTCGGCGGCACGGTGAAGTGGCACGATCAGATCGGCGAGCCGCACAAGGCAGAAGGGCCAGCGCAGTGAAGATCCTGGCGCGCGTCAAGAGCATTCAGCTTCATGCCCAACGCCGTGGAGAGCCGCGGACAGCTTCGGTCGCGATCGTGCCGCTTCGTGCCGAGGACGTGGCGGACAGCCACCAGTACGCGAACTATGCGCTGTGGGGCAGGGCATGGCCGGTCGGCGAGCTCAGTTTCGCGTTCTGCGATCCGCGCATGCTGCAGGAGTTCGAGCCCGATACGGAGGTAGAGATCACCGTCAGAGTCATCACGCGTGAAGACTAGGCGGGCATAGGTATGCCGTATCTATGCCTTTATCAGAACCCACCACCAGCAGCAGGAGCAGAAATGAGCCGCCAGAGACGCGACGAGAAGCAGACCGGCGTGAGCAACAGGCCGCGCTACTACCGCAATACGACAATCACGGAGGACATCAAGGAATCGGTGCGTTCGGCCGCGCAACTGATGTCGCCGGATCCGCTCAAGTATCGAGACAAGCGCATCGACGATGCGGTCGACGCCGCTGTCAGCGGGCGCCGGCGCCGGTAGCGCGGTCATGAGACGGTGCGGCGTCGGTGTGCCCGATATGCCGCCCTTCCAGCCGCCTCAATAGGCGATTCCGCGGCGCGCGTGATATAACGCCGCCGCGTCGCACGGGTGCGCCACTCGTGCGATGGTGGTCGACGATCTGCCGCTCTCCTCCGGGGCCTGCGATCGTGGCCGTGTTGAGTACCTGCCGGTGCCGTTCCCACTGGAGCCGCATCGGCTTACGAGCGAGGACGCGCGCTTCGAGCATGAGGCAAGGAGCGTGCGTGAATCCGGCACGGTGCTGCAACGGTTTGCCGAGCTCCCGCCCGCCGAGCGGGCGATCCGCTACTACACAGCAGTCAGCGCAGAGACCTGCCGCCGCAGCTTGCGGAAGTTCGTCCGCAGGGCCTGGCCGCTGATTGACCCCAAGCCCTTCATCCCGTCGTGGCACATCGACGCGATCTGCGATCACCTCGCCTACGTCGCGCTCGGGGACATCAAGAACCTGATGATCAACATCCCGCCGCGCATGACGAAATCGAGCATCGTGAGCGTGGCGTTCCCGGCTTGGGTGTGGTGCGACGAGCCGGAGATCCAATTCCTCTGCGCTTCCTATGCTGCGGACCTCGCGAGACTCGATGCGGCGAAGATGCGGCGCTTGGTCGAGTCGAAGTGGTACATGGACCGGTATCCGCATGTCGTGCTCCTCGCCGACGAGAACCGCGTCGACCGCTTCTCGAACACGATGGGCGGCTACCGGACGTCCATCTCGGTCGGCTCCAAGACCACGGGCCTCGGCGGCGACATCCTGATCCTGGACGATCCGCACAACGCGCAGGAAGTCGAGTCGGAGCGCAGGAAGTCGAGTCGGAGGCGAAGCGAAAGGGCACGATCGAATGGCATGACAACGCCTTCCGTTCGCGCGTGAACGATCCGAACAAGGCGCGGCGGGTGTACGTCGGCCAGCGCACGCACGACGGAGACGTATTCGGGCACGTGCTCGCGCTCGAGGAGAAGCGGTGGGTGCATCTGTGCCTGCCGATGGAGTACGACGGCTCGAGGAAGTGCGTCACGTACATCAACCGCGGCGACGGTCCCGAGGGCGAGCCGATCTTCCGGGATCCTCGAGAGAAGCCGAACTCGCTTCTTTGCCCGGAGCGCATGGGGCCGGAGGCGGTCGCGCGCGAGAAGGAAGCCGTGTCCGCGCGCACCTGGGCCGCGCAGTATCAGCAGCAGCCGCAAGGCGCCGGCGGCCGCATCCTCAAGCGCAGTTGGTGGCGCCTGTGGGAGTGGCCCGACTGGCATCCCGAGTACCGCAAGAGCGAACGCCCGCTGCCTGATATCTTCTTCGTGCTGCAGGCCTACGACACCGCGTTCGAGAATGACGAGCAGGACAGCTATACGGTGCGTACGACGTGGGGGATGTTCCACCACGAGGAGCTGGCGCGAAAGCCAGGGCAGGGAGAGACGGCGCGCGTGGTCAGCAAGAGCCAGCCGCGGATATCGGCCATCCTCCTCGAGCGGCGCAAGTGGCGCCCGAGCTTCGGTGAGATGCTCGACGAGGCGATCGAGTCGGCCAAGACGTGGGAGCCCGATCGCATCCTCGTGGAGAAGAAGGCCTCGGGGCACTCGCTCATTCAGGAGATGCGCCGCAAGGGCCTGCCGGTCCGCGCGGTTAAGGTGCAGGGCGATCTCGTTTACCGCGCGCACATGGCGTCCCTGCCGCTCGAGAAGGGCGCCATCTGGTATGTGAACCGCAAGTGGGCAAAGGATCTGATCGAGACGTGCGCGAAGTTCCCCGACGTCGATTTCGACGACGAGGTGAGCTCGGTCGCGATTGCGCTGCAGTACATGCGCATGTACATGGACCTGCAGCTCGAGGACGAGGACGACAACAAGGAAGATCTCGACCTGTTCAGTCCGAAGCTCCAGCGCAAGAGCTTCTATGGCTGAGCAACCCGCCGGTCTTGTGCACGATGCCCAATTCGTGCCGCAGCTCTGCCCCGAGTTCGAGCGCATGCTTCCGGAGCACTTCGGCCCCCTGGGGAGCGAGACCACGAGATGGAGGAGATCCGACCGATCACCGTGAGCGGCGCGCTCGAGCTCGCCGACAGGCTTGCCGCTCTGCCGCGTGAGGGCGCTGACGTCGACGAGCCGGAGGGCGCCCGCTTCATTCGCATGAGCGATACGCTCGCCCGGCGCATCGAGCGCTTTCTGCGCGAGCTCGCGCCGCTCGATCCGGCGCAACGGTGAGTCGCGATGGACGGGTCTGTGGGGGCCGCGCAAGGCGAACCTGCCCGCAAGGGCGGCACGGTAGCCATGCAGCCGGGGCCGTCCGAAATTGTCTCCCGTCGCGGCCTGCAGGTAATATCGCGCGCGACACGCGGCCCCTCCCCACGGGAGCAGCCGCAATCACTGTCACCACCCCATGAGAGCAGGGGAGGAGTTCGCGTGTAGTGCCACCAGTTGAACTTGTCGAGCTGACTCCACAGCACCCGGTCCGCTACGTGGACGGGGACGTGGAATTCGTGTCGCATCCGGACGGCACGGAGCTCGTCAACCTCTCTGGTCCCGGCGACAGCTTCCTCGCCGCGCTCGAGCTGGACTTCGAGGACGCCGGATTCGGCGCGAACCTCGCCCAGTACATGAGCGCGTCGCAGCGCTATGGGCTCGCGCAGCGCCTGTGCGAGTACGCGCGCACCGACCTCGAGAGCCGCAAGCATTGGGAGGATATGACCGAGACGGCTTTGCGGCTCCTGGGCATCGAGAAGATCGACGCATCGAACCTGCCGTTCCCGGGCGCCGCGGCCGTGCAGCATCCCGTGCTCGCCGAGGCCTGCGTCCAGTTCCAGGCGAACGCCATTCAGGAGTTCTTCCCGGCCACCGGCCCGGTCAAGGGCGAGCACGCCGGTGAGGCGACCGAGGAGTCCGAAGCTCGGGTGCGCAGGGCCGAGAGCTTCATGAACTTCTACCTGACGACCGAGGATCCGGGCTACTACGCGGACACCGATCAGATGCTGTTCTACCTGCCGATCGCAGGTTCGGTGTTCCGCAAGGGCTGGACCGACCCACGAAACGGCCTGCCGCGCTCCCGGTACGTGAAGGCCGAGGACTTCATCGTCCCGTACACCGCGCGCGACCTCGAGAACTGTTCGCGCTACGCGCATCGCTACACGATGACCGGATCCGAGATCCGGCGCGCGATGGCGCGCGGCGAGTTCATCGACGTCGATCTGCCGCGCCCGCCTCCCATCGAGAACGAGGAGAACAGCGGTCAGCGCCTCGAGGACGCCGCCGATCGCCGGCAGCGCGTGGTGCACGAGGACGATGAGATCTACGAGATCTACGAGTACCACATCGAGATCTCGCTTCCCGAAGGCGTCGACGAGCTCGACGATGGGCGCTTCGAGCTGCCCTACATCATCACCGTCGATGCCACGACGCAGGAAATCCTCTCGATCCGGCGCAACTGGCGCGAGGACGATCCGGAGCGCAGGAAGCGCATCTGGTTCACGCACTACAAGTTCCTGCCCGGGCTCGGCTTCTATGGGTGGGGCTTCCTGCACGTCATCGGCTCGCTCTGCGAGGCGGTCTCAGGTTCGGTGCGCGCGCTTCTCGACAGCGCGCTTATGGCAACGCTGCAGGGCGGCTTTCGCGCGAAGGACGGCGCGAAGAGCGGCAGCTCGATTCAGATCGAGCCCGGCAAGTGGAAGGACGTCGACGCGACGTACGAGGAGCTGCAAAAAACCTTCTACACCCCGCCGTTTCGTGAACCGTCACCGGCGCTGCATCAGCTCTTCGTCTCGCTCGTTCAGGACGCGCGCCGCTTCGCCTCGCTGACTGAGGTACTCGTCGGCCAGGCCGATAACAAGGCTCCGGTGGGCACGACGATCGCGCTCATCGAGCAGTCCATGAAGCTCTTTTCGGCGATCCACAAGCGGATCTTCGCCGCCGCGCGCGAGGAGTTCCGCATCCTCGCCGAGCTGTTCTTCGAGTTCGCGCCCTACGACGAGTACCCGTATCACGTCGCCGGCGAAGCGAAGTACGCACTGCGCGAGGACTTCGATCCGCGCACGGTCGACTTCATTCCGGTCGCCGATCCCAACATCGTCTCGGACGTCCAGCGCATTTCGATCAGTCAGGCCGTCCTCGAGATCATCAAGGCCTTCCCGCACCTGTTCGGCATCGAGGAGCAGGTCGAGGCCGTGCGCCGCTTCCTGCAGGCGCTGCGCGTGCCGGACTTCGAGCGCATCGCACCGCGGGTGCCGACGCCGATCCGCATCGACCCCATCGGCGAGAACGCCCGGGCGATGATCGGACAGCAGATCCGCGCCTTCCCAGGGCAGCAGCACGAGCTGCACAAGGCGGCGCACTGGCGTCAGATCGAGATCGCGCGCAACACGCTGCCCGCCGATCAGTTCGAGCAGGTCTACACGATCCTCATGTCGCACATCCGCGAGCACGAGGCGCTGCAGATGCTCGAGCTCGTCTCTTCGCAAATGCAGCAGTCGACTGGCGTGCCGCTGCCGCCGATCGACATCTACCGCGCGGACGAGAGTCTGCCGCCCGACGTCGAGATGGCGCTCACCATCGCCGCCGCACAGAACCTGCCGCCCGTGCCGCCGCCGCATCCGATGTCGGTCGGAGCGCAGCAGGCCGCCGAGAGCGATCAGGCGGCGAAGGACGCCGAGGCGCAAGCCAAGATCGAACGCGAGACCGCTGCGTTCGTCGCGCGGCTCAAGCAGCAGGAGCACGAGCACGCGCAGAGGCTGCGCCACCGCGAGGAGGAGCATCGGGCAAAGCTCCGGCAGCTCGCCGAGTCCACCGCTGCGCAGATCGTGCGGCAGAGCGCGGATGCGCAAGCACGGCGCCGTCAGGACATGGCGCGCGGCCGCACCAAGCTCGCTCTCGAAGTCGCGCGCGAGCGCGAGAGCGCGAGGGCACGCACGGAAGCCGAGAAGAAGCGCGTGCGCAAGAGCACGAGGAGGGGCGGCGGTGGCGGTCAGTAACGCCGAAGTACGCAAGGCGCGCTCGTTCCTGTACTCGCACCACTCGCGGGGCTTTCGCATCTCGCCGCGCGCGTTCGCGGCCGCCTCGCGCGAGCTCGGTGTGGGTTTTCGCGAGCTGCTTCGCTTCATCGGCCTGCTGTATTCGCGCGGGCAGCAAGGCCAGATGATCCGTCTGCAGACCCTGCGCGAGATCTCCGCACGAGGAGGAGGACGCTGATGGCTTACTCGATCGGATCCACCAAAGGTGGCGGCGGTGTGCGGCCGAACCGCATGAATCATCGCGGCCGTCCGCGCTCGCTCGAGCACAAGGGCACGCAGGGCACGGGCTGCGTCGAGCCGAAGGCGCGCGGCGTTCAGGGCTGGGGCAGCTCACAGCCTCTCGCGAAGGGAGCCCAGGGTCGCGGCTGACACATGGCAGGCCTGCCGCTTCACATCGCAGTGCTCGAGAAGCTCGCGCGGGAGCTGCATGAGCGGCGCGAGCAGCTCAAGGAGCGCATGGCGAAGGGGCTCCAACAGGAGCGGTACGCCGAGCACGTCGGCCGCGCGAGCGAGCTTCAGGCAATGCTCGGGCGCGTCGAGGAGCTGATTGACCGGCTCCGACAGGGCGAGCTCGAGGAGGACGACAACGACGTCACCGAGGAGGAGGTACTAACACGTGGCAGAAGGACGAAGCGCCGTATCGCGAGCGCTCGCGAGGCTCAACGGGGATCGTGACGAGCCGCGCGTCAAGCCGCTGGCGCCCGAGGACGTCGAGCGGCTCGGCAGCGTGCTGTTCTGGCGGATCCTCGTCGAGCCGATCGTGCCTCGATATGACGGTATGATCGAGGCGCCGCCGCAGGTGGAGCAGGCCGAACGCATCCTCGCCTGTCAGGGGCGCGTGCTGCAGGTCGGGCACTTCGCATACAGGTCGCGCACGAATGCCGGCCTCAATCTCGCCGAGGAGCCGAACATTCCGAAAGTCGGCGATGTCGTGCTCTTCCAGCAGTACGCCGGGCAGGAAGTGCATCTGCGCAGCGGTCACATCCTGCGCATTCTCGACGACACGGAAGTGCTCATGATCATCAAGGATCCGGACCGGATCAAAGGCTATCTCTGATCGAAGCAGACACGGCCGCGCGATGCGCGCGAGCCGGTGACGCCCCGGGAGGGCGAGCATGGACGAGAACGACGACAACTTTCATCGAGAGAT